TTATCATCAAAGGGATCGTCAGGCTCAGGGGTATACAGTGCGTTTTGTACTGTAAAATCATTATCAAACTCTGTATCAAACTCATCTTGATCGAAAGCTTCTTTGTCAGTATTGTTAGGTTTAGGCAATACAGTAGGAGTTTTGTTAGTAGGAATCTTAATAGTTTCTCCAGCATAAATCAAGTTTGGATTCTTAATGTTTGGATTTTCTTTGAGCAATGCTTGTACAGTAGTGCCATTTGCCTTTGCAATCTTAGTAAGGTTATCACCTTTCTTGATTTTGTAATCTTCTTCAAACGGATCATCAAGTGATCTTAGAGATGCAAGCAATTCGGCTTCCTGTTCCCGGTTAAAAGCGTCAACTATTGCTTCAAGCTCTGCATCGGATGGACCCCCATCCGATACAACACCGCTGCTTTCAAGGGCTTGCAAATAAATTTCTGAGATAGGTAGATTTCCCCCACCTGATTGTTCCTTAGGAGTATCACCTGTTTTATCTGCGCCGTTGTATTGATTGCCCGCTGTACCTATGTCTGAAATCACAGGCGGGCTTAATCGTGCGCCGATTGTAGGGAAAGCAGCAGTACCAATTGGTCCAGGACTTGCCCCAGCTTTAGGAAAATTAAACAATGAATTTCTTGTGTTGGGTGTATTTTGAATAGCGTTACGAAGCATTGCATTTAATTCTGCTGTTGCTACATTCTTTAGATTTAAATTCTTAAATGTATTAAATGTGGTACCCGCAGTTTTTACTGCGCTTAGTATATCTCCGTCTCCCAAAGCTCTTAAGGTGCCGCCGGCTGCATCTACCAATCCGCCTTGACCAAGTACCGTACCATTGGCTCCGGGCTGAGCGATTGGACTTGTATTTCTATCGTAGGTAGCAACATCGCCGAATCCAGTAACAATGTCTCCTGGTTTTCTACCATCCATTTTACCATAATTGTAAACTACAGTTTCATAGTCTATAGTCATTTTATTTTGCATGACACCGTTACCATCTTCATAATTGTATGAGTCATGGTTAAAATTAGTAATTACCGGATTAACAAAAGTATATGCAGTAAAGTTGTGTTGGTTAAAGCCAAAAACTGTGATGTTCTTGAAGAATGGAACTTTTTTTCCGGTTGCAGAATCCGTTTGCCCGCCATTGAATCCCCAATCAGAATCACCCGTAATAGAGGTTTCATATATATTTCTATCATTATATTGCTGCGAGGGCGGTACATCATAATTTAATGATTCACCTAAGGTTGTTCCTCTAAAACCTTGCAAAATGTTTTGAGGTTTACTTCCATCATTATAATAATATTGATAATAGTTGTTCCACAGATAGTTTACGGAATCGTTATTATCATCGTGGAAAGTTATGTCTACTGCTTCGTACTTAATTTTAGATTGAGTAATGCGTTTTCTATTATATTGGTTCATTTGGTGAGTAGTAAAACTAAAAGAGGGAAGTTTTACATCTTTTACTAATAAACCATAGTTGAAATTGTTAGGAAATGCTTGTGCATTAGTTTCAAAGTATGTATGAAATAGAAACTTTAATTTAGGTGTGTTTTGATAACTGTTTGTTCTAAAGGTCTTAGACGCATGGGTATAGTCTCTAAGGTAGTCGCTGCCGAAGAAGGCTCCGGCAGCGTCTTTTAAGAAATTTTGTGCCCAGTTACCTAGTGACATTATATATCCTTAGGATTATTGTTGACCCTGAGCACCAATACCTGTAGCAATACCTGTTGAGCCACTGAATGCACGGCCAACGCTTGTACCAACACCAGATGTTAGTGGTGATTGAATTGCGTTGTCATATGCAATAGTCAAGCCGACTGTTACGGCTTCAGATGTACCATAATTCAATGTATTATAGTTAGCTGACTTCAAGAAGCAACCATATAGTTCCCAAGTTTCAAGTACAGTAGGAGCGAGAGTACCGTTACCACCGTCTAGAATTTCAATGTTTGTTTGGAACTTATAGTCCTGACCAGTTGCAGCAGAAGCCTGCTCAACAAAGTCAAGTTGCTTCTGTAGCTGCTGACCAACTGCCTTTGAAACGGTGCCTGAAGCATCGTCACGAATGTTTACAGACATATCTGCCCAAGTATGCTTACCTGCAATCTTGAGTGTTGAGTTATATACCTGCAATGGAATTTCAGCGAATGAAAGGTTTGGTCTTGAGCAATCGATGACTTGTTTTGTTAAGCTAAGACCGCCTGTGGAATCAACCCCAAAGTTCAAGAAATTGACTCTAAAGCGAAACTGTAGCTTAGGCATCAACAGACCTTGGTTGCCGCCTGCGTTATCAGATGCTACGGTCATGTTGAACAATGATTGTGAGGCTGTTGCCATTTTATATTCTCCTGTTATAAGTATTTATCTTTGTGAAGTGAGTAGCCCAACCGAGCTACTCACTTCATTTCACATTATCCTAAAAGTGACGTAGCTGCTGCACCTGAGGTAGCTTGATTAGAGATACCCTGAGAAGACAATTCGCCAGTATTAAAGATACGAACCGGAATATAGATGAATTCAATTGCCTTAACAGGTTCAATTGCAACATCAATCCATAGTTCATTTCGATCAATTCTTGCAGGAGTGTTGTTAGATTCGTCGCATACTACTAGATAGTCATATACGCCTCTCTTAGCAACTAGATCCACAAGAAGTGTTTCTACAACTCCTGAAATCTGCTGTCTCGTGAGTGCATCGTTTGGTTCAAATACGAACGGACGAGCAGAAAGAGTCAACTGACGACGGAGATAAGCAACAAGTCTTGCGACATTAATTCTATCAAGTGCTGATTGTGAATTAAAGCTTGATTTGTTACCGTAGTTGAGCAATCCGTTACCTGTAAAGAATACAAGTGGATTGATCTGATTGGTATAAAGTACATCGCGGATACCAACTCGTGTCTTGATCGGCACAAACTCACCAGTTGTTGAATCGATGTAACCGATAGCAGTTGCGTTGTCAATGACACCGCGACGAGTACCAGCAGGTGCTAACCAAGGGAAAGCAATAGTATCGTTGCGTAGAATTGTTCTAATCATCATGTGTGATGGGGGAACTGCTACAAGATTACCGCTTAGATCGTTTGTTAGACCTGAAGGATAGAACAGACCCATATAAGTGCTACGAGTTACTAGCCCTTCTTCACCTGTTGATGTTGCACCAGCAGCATTAGTTGCCCAAGCCTGAATTTCCGTAGCATTGTCAGCTAGTCTCATTGGTGTATCACCGATGACAAAGCCTGTTTCGCCACGGTCAGCATTAAGAACAATCATGTTAGGTTGCAATTCAGGATAATTCGGAGTTGCAATTAAGTTGAAGAAGTTGTCTTCATCTCGAATTGCAGTGTTACTATCAATCGCTGCACGAAGTGACTGAACTACCATATTACGCTGTGCCTTGCGACCCATATAAGGAGCACCATTTGACTGTAGCCCACTCACTGAAACCCATGCGTTCTTCTCTGTTGGAAGTGATTGATCAGGGAAGCTAGTTGAATTGAAGTAATTTACTGCAAATTCCTTAACATTGTAGCCTGAACGACGAGTGTTAAACAGCAACATGCCTACTGGATAAAGTGCATCATCAGGAGCATCAAGATCCAAATAGTTGCTTGTTAGCAATGATACGATTGTTGGAATCGGATCGTCTACTGGATTTGTTGTACCATTAATTGCCCAACGAGCATCTGCAAACACTACACCTGAAGCACTAGTTTGGTCAGCATTATCAATTCTTACCCAAACATCTTCAGCATTTACTGACTGCCAACGATTGATAATTGGATAATTTTCTAGGTCACTAGTATCAATCCAAATGTCACCGTATACGAGTGCAGTACCGTCACTCTGAGTTGTTGGCTCGCTTGCGCTTACAATTGGTCCATTAGGATCAGTTGTATTTACGCCTGATGGTAGAGGGAAACCATTGCTATCATAGTTAACATTCTTGTATCCTCTCCAGCCTGCTGAAGTGTTGACCAAAATATCAACTTCATCAACAACTGAGTAGAACCAATTTGTGCCGTTAGCAGGAGCTGTATTAGGAGCACCTTCATTCGCGGTCATTTCAAACTCTACC